CGTTGGCGTAGTTCACATCCCTGACGTTGTTCTGGCCAGCGACTGCGGCTTGCATGCCTTGGGACATCAGGCCGATCTTCTGTGCCTGGAACCGCTGCATCTCAGCGTCGGCCTTGTCGACCATGCTCCGCTCATATTCACGGCCTTGGGCTTTGCCAGCGAACCCACCACCAGCCATCCTGGCTAGCATCCCAGGGATCCCGCCTTCCCGGCTCTGAACGCCAGAGAGAAGGCCCTGAATCCACAGGTCCCTCTTTTGCTTCTTGACCAAGTCCTCATCGACGCCCTTGGGCTTGAGAGGCTCGAGCAGGGCGGCGAGGGCGGTATAGTCGACCTGCTTGTCGGGCTGGCGTTCCGGCAGAGGCAGTGGCCCTTGGGTCGTGAAGTTCGCGATCGGAACGCCCTGGGACAGATCCACACCAGGCGCGCCATCGCGCTTGCCCCCTCGCGAGGACAGTCCAGCGTAGTTGTCGATGACATCACCGATCGTGGTGTTAGCTCCACGGGTGAACACATTCGGGTTCTTCGTATAGGCGTCCTTGCCCCAGATGCCCAGACTGCTCGCGGGAGCCCTGGGATCGGCCTTGAGAGCCGCGACAGCGCCAGCGGAGCCCATGAACCACGCGGCCTTCATCTCACGGATGCCTGGCTCCTGGCCGAGATTCTGCCGGAGGTAGTTCGCGAAAGTCCGGGCCTGGATCAGCGCACCACGCTCACCGAGCACAGGATCAACGCGCGCAGCGTCGACCATTTGCTTGGCTTCCGGCGTGGCGAACACCCACTTGCCGTTCTTGTCCTGCGACATCTGTTGCACGACAAAATTCGGCAGGCCGATCTCCTCGCCGTATCTTTTGACGTTGTCGTACCAGGTCCCGTCGAGGATTTGGTACTTCCCACGGGCGCTCGAGCCCATGCCGTTAACCGCAGCCCAACCCTTGGCGCCCGACTCACCCGGCGCGATGGCCTCGAGGAAGGGCTTATAGGTCTCCGGCGCTTGGTTGCCAGTCTTCGGCTGCGGCCCAACCTGGGTCTTTTGCTGCCGCCAGGCCTGGTATTCCGGCGTAGTCTTGGTCAGGAACGCGCCGAACTCGTCGAGAGTTGGCGGGATGCCGAGCGCCTTGGCCGCCCAACCGGCGGCACCGGCAATGGCTCCGCCGGTCGCGTTCAGGCCCTTGGACACATTCCCGGGCAGGTTGTACGGCTGGATCAGGTCCACGCCCTTACGGAGAATCTGCTCGCCACCGGATTGAGTCTCCGGGTTCACCGTAGTTTTCCACTCGGGGAACTTGGGCATAGTGGGAGCAGAGAAACCGGCGCCCTTGCCCCAATTCGACTCAGGCATCCTGGTCGCCCAGGATTCTCCTCGGAAACCTGTCGGAGGCGTGTCAGTCAGCGTGACGTCGACCCGTTGCTCCGGAGGCGGAGCAGTCAGCGTCATCGGAACGACGGACTCCGCCGGCAGAGGAACGGGCGGCTGGACTTCAGTTTGCCATTCACCACCAGGCTTCAGGGCCAACTGGCCCTCTTGCAGGCCCTTGGCAAACTCGCTATAGTCCGGCTTCTCCGTTCCCGGAGTTTGGGCCGCAGCTGCAGCGAGTTTGTCAAAGATGCTTTTAGCCGTGAGGCCGCTTCCGACCAGCGCCGGATCGTTCCAGGGGTCTTTGCGGGCAGTCTTTTCCTTAGTAGCCACTGGACCCTCCGAGCAGAGCGCCGATGATCGCAGCAGTCTTCGGGTCTGCGCCAATCTGACTACCGATCTGCGATCCCACTCCGGCACCACCCACCACGCCCTGGAAGATGGAACCGGAAGTTCCGGTCTTCGGCGTCGTCTGGGTCTGGGTGTTGTAGCCGCCACCGGTCAGGATGCTGTTGAACTTCATCAGGGGATCCCACTGGGCTTCGTTGTCCAGCATCCACTTCCGGACGTCGGCATCCAGGCCAAGTTGGTCCCACTGCTGAAGTTGGTCGCCCGTCTGACCAAGGGTCGTCTGGCCCTTGATTTCCGTGCCGATGCCTCGGCCGATCGTGTCGAGGCCCTGGTTGTCGAGCGCGTTCGCTCCGGCATAGAGGGCTGGGGCCTGCTGTTGATAGGCCCGTTCCCGACCATAGTTGTCATAGTAAATCGAGTCGGCCCGACGGCCGGCATCACTCAGCGCACCCTCGAGGGCCCGAGAGATAATCAGGTCGGTTCGGTCGCCGCCGTAGGTCCCGTTGGACAGGGCCGCCGACTTGAGCTGGGGATTCGTGTTCTCCCAGAAATTCCGGAAGGTGTCGTGCTGGGCAGCCTCGACGGCCTTGGAAATGAAGGGATTGGAGGTCGGGTCCATATACTTGCCGGCGATAGTGTCACCAGCCAGGCCCCTGATCGCATCCACACCAGTCCGTTGGGCCGCCCCAGCCTCTTGCTGCTGGACGCCCAGGCTAGTGTACTTCGGCGCAAGAGCTTGGACTCCACCAAGGGCCTGCTTCTGGATATCATTCGGACCTGCATAGATCTTCGCAGGCGGCGGCGGAGTCGTGATCTCCGAGGCCTTCTTGTAGATATCCGTGACGAAGGGCTTTGCCCCTGACCAAGGCTCGACGGTCGTCGTCTGAGTCTTAACTTTAGCCATAGGAAGCTCCGATTTGAGAAAATCCTACCGAGTTTGCTGTGATTTGTCAAGAGGCTGGGCAAAGAACCTTGGGCAAAAGCAATACAAGCGACGCCGTCGCGTATCAATACCCCTACTTTTACCTTAATCTCCCCTGATCATCTCGCCAACAGCCGTCGGAACGTTGAAAGTGGCCCCGCCGGCAGAGAGAACCAAGGCGAGTTGCGGGTATCGAGCGGTGGAATAGGCCGCCCCGTCGCACTTCAGCCAGCCTTTGGGGAAGGTCGTCGTGTTTGGGTACTTAACTTGGGTACCGATAGGCGGCGCGGAACGGACTCCGGCGCTCGTGTCGATCTCCTTGTCGTTGAGGTAGCGGACAAGAGCATCCGCCCACTTTTCGACCGAGGAGAAGTTCTTCGGGAGGGGGATCTCACTCATTTGTTGTAACCTCCCGGTTCACCAGAGACCTGGAATCCGCCGAGCCTGAAGCTCTCACCCTCGAGCGCGTCGATCCGGAGGGTCATGCAGTTGGCCGTGAAGCCTCCGTCGAGGATGTAGAGATATTGCCCCCGGTCCAGGTCCGCGTAGTCGTAGACCTGCTCCTGGATCGCCGTCTCGCCGTCGGCGGAGTCGTTGTAAAAACTCAAAGTTATAGTCGGCGCGCCTTCCACCGTCCAGTCGAACCGAATCATCTGGAAGACCTTCTCGACCTCCCGACTCCCGAACGTCATGGGCTTCGTCACGAGGTAGCTCGGCTCGGTCGTGCCCAGGCTTTGGAGCTCCACCGAGTTCTCATAGCCGATCAGGCAGTCATCAAAGGTGTCGGCCTCCTCGCCGAACAGTGCGCCGGGATAGAGGACCGTGAAGGCCATGGTCTTATACCCGAAGCCCACAGTCACCGTCCCGCCAGAGATCGGCACAGACCAGCACATCATCTGGTTCATCTCATCATGCCAACCAACAATGTCGGCCGCGAGAGTCCAATTGACATTCTGATGGAGCCACTTGCGGATTTTCGGCTCATCGACGTACTCGAACTGAATCCCGTCGGTGTAGAAGATCCCCCGGTGATGCAGGCCCCAGTTGAACCGGTTGTGCGGAATGATAGACTTGGGACTCACAGCCCCGATGCCCTTGAGGGCAGGGGCGAAGTAGAAGACATCCTGGCCGCCGATGTACCGGCTCATGACCATCTGGTCCTGAGAGTAGATCGCTTGGTTAGGGCCAAGTTCCACGCCGGCCCTAATCCGGCTATCGAGGTCCCGGAGGGGATTGGAGCCCGCATCGTTGGAAAGCGTGGCCGTCCAAGTCTCCGGATCGTCCAGCGCAGACCAGTAGACTCGACGGCCTGAAAGATCCGTATCAGCCGCGAAGAGGTGGGAGAAGTACTTCCAGATCACCCTCGCGTAGGTGAAGGGAGTGCCACCGAGATCGCTCATCGTCCCAGTGTTCTCGTCATACTTGACAGGGTTCACACCATCCGTGGAGATGATGTTGTCGCCCCAGGGCACGAGGATGCAGCGCGTTTGCGCTTGCGCGAGGATCTGGTCGTAGAACCCAGCAGGGTCCTGGGTGGACAGGAGCGCCGGACTCTCGTACTCAGTCTGCGGACCGACGTAGCGGAACACGCCCTCGGTCGTGGCAAGATAGAGCCGCCTCCGGCCAAGCGTAAAGCTCTGGGCCGAATCAAGCGGAGTCCCGGTGAAGGTCAGGAAGCTGGTCGAGGGCGGGGCAGTCTGGACGGAGGCGTTAGTGAACACGATGTTCATGCCGTCCGCCCAGAGGGCCACCTGCTCGGGCAGCGTCCCAAGGAACAGGCCCGAGAGAAGCAACTCGGTCGTCGTGGCGAAGAGCTCTTTCACGAGATAATAACCTTTCCCACTGTGTCGGGGTTGCCGGCAGTCCCACGACTGACATGGACTGAGTTCCCTGGGGTTGTGACGACGGCCGTGGTCAGGGTCGTGCCGGTCGTGTTGACGGGATCAGCGTAGCCGCTTCCACCCCCGCCACCTCCAGAACCACCGGAGCCCGAGACGTAAAGGCCTCCTCCACCACCGTAGTAACCTCCACCACCACCACCACCGTAGTAGTTGGAAGTTTCAGAGGCTCCAGCCCCTCCAAGAAGGGAAGTTCCAGCTGTGGCTGGGCTTCCGCCACTGGCACCTCCGGCAGTCGAGGTTCCGCCCTTGCCGTTAGTGTCGGGCTCGGCGAAAATGGTCCCGGCTTCGCCAGAGGCCCCACCTCCACCACCACCTTCACCACCGTAGCCACAGCCTCCACCGCCACCAGCAATCAGCAGGGCAGCGAGGGACTTCAATAGACCGCTGAACCCACCTCCAGAGCCCCCAGAAGCACCAGAGCCGCCGCCCCCGCCATAAGCGCTGGTGCCCCCGGCAAGAACTCCAGCGCTGCCGATCACTGCGGAATAGGAGAAGCCAAACTCAAAGAAGGCCTCACCACCAGCAAAGCCGCCAGCGCCGCCGTCCCAGGTGGCTTGGGTGGCTCCACCTGCGCCCCAGACCAGGACATCGACGTTGAAGGAGTTCTGGGGCACAATGGCCCAGGAACCCGCCACGTCAAGGGTCAGCGGCCCGTCGACATCGAGGTCCCACGTGGACTTCCCACTGACCGAAGGCGTGATGGAGAACTGTCGGGCCGAGGTAGTAGGCACGGAAATGCCAGTCTCGGCCTCTCCTTCAATCTGCATGCCGACGTAGAAGTCCTTGACCATGCCGTCGGCCATGCCACGCGCCATGCTGAAGACCATCTTAGTAGTCTTCGATCAGGGCCGAGACGGCGATACCGGCAGCCAGGGCCGTGGCGGCACCAGCATAGAGGCTCCAGCCGCTGGGCAGATAGATCGGAGTGGCGTCGGTGGCCTTGGCGAAGGTTGTCGTCGGGATCGCCGTGGTTGCCGCCCAAGTGTAGGCCGCCATCAGGACTGAGTCGATGAGATAGGTCGTGGCGCCGTCGTAGAGATAGAGCGTCAGTTGGTTGGCCGCAGCCATCGTGTCTCGCGGAAGCGCCCAGACGCTCTTGATCAGGGAGCCGTTAGCCCCGCCATCCGCGATCTTGACCGCGTCAGTGATGTTCGCGCGCGAGGCCTTGGCCGCGGTGAGGATCGCAGTCTTGGTGCGATTGTCCTGAGGGAGAATGTAGACGTTGTTAGTTTTCGCCATGATAGCCTCCTAGGCCAAAAAGCCGTGACAGAAAAGGAAGTCGCCGGAGAGAGCAGCAGCACTCGTACCTTCCAGCGTGTCGATCCGAGTCTCGTGATCCGCGAGAGCGGCAATGGCGTCTTCCGCCTGCGCTGCCGTCATGGCCAGTCGAACGTAGGAGCCAGCCTCCCAGGCGCGGGAGCCCGAAGATTCCTGACCTCGGAGCACCGTGAAAGTATTGCCGTAAACTGCCGTCACCTTGACGATCTCGGGAGCGTTCTCGCCGTCGAAGCAGGTCAGGAAGAAGTAGTCCCCTCCAGAAAGAGACGTCGGGAACTTCGCCGTGTCGGCTGAGTTGATGACGAGAGAGAGATCCCCGACGTCGAAGTACTCCTCGATCGTTGACTCAGCGAAATTCTTGAACTTAGCTGCGTTGGTCATCGGCTCCGCGGCTCCGTGATAGCGTTACGAGTCTTCGGCAGGACGCCGCCGAGAGGCATCAGGCCGGCCACTTGGGGCACTCTTTCAGGGACTCGAGAGTCCCGCAGTTTGACGTTAGCCATCGAAGCCCCCTTCCGGCGTAAAGGTCATGCGAGTGTCGTAGTCGGAATCACTCATTTCCTCATCGGCTATGAGCAGACTGCGCAGGGCCTCGGTCCGAGAGGCCTCGGCATGTTGCCGCCAGCGCGGGTCGCGGACCTCAGCCGACAGGCCGAGCAGAGCTTCCCAGACAAGGGCTTCCTCACCGTTTTGGATCAGCCAGTTAGTCGAGGCCTCGTCAGTGGGCCAGGACGTATAGGCGTCGAAGAAGATGTCGAGGTCGTAGGCTTGATCGGGCGTTGCATTGAAGACCAGGCGACTTGTTCCGTCGAGTTCGTACCGCGAAGGGACTCCCGACTTGAGCTCCAGCTCCTCGATGTTGAGGCCTCGCTTAACGCGGTAGTACCTCCCGTCGATATTCAGCCGAATGAGCGAGATCCGTTTGAATTGGTTCGGAGTGTCTACGACGTAGGGAAGGTCCGACTCCAAGTCGAAGGTCACCGTGCCGTAGCGCTTCATATATTGGTAGGTTCGATTCTGCTCGAACTTCCGCGCAGCCGCCCTCACGGCGTCCACAATAGCGGCGTCCATGGAAGTGCCCTTGCCCAAGGCACGGCGAACTCGGGTGTGGATTGTTCCTAGGGTCATCGGGGTCGGGGGTGGGTTTTATCCCACCCCCTCTTCCTTAGGTCGGGCTGTACGGGATGAGCACGGCAGTCGCCGAGACCTTCCCGGTCGTGTCCGCCGCATCCAGAGAGAAGCACACCGGGGTGCCCTTCGGAATGCGCCGGCCGCTGACGCCGGCCAGGGTCAGCATCGGATGCTCGAAATAGCCGGTGGCGATGTTCTGCAGCACAATGCCGTCGACATAGGCGTCATCATCACCGAGGTTGCCCAGATTCAGCTTGCTGGACGCGTGAGTGAAACCAGTGTCGATGTAGACATGGATCGAGTGGACGTAGAGGTCGCACGGCGCCACGATCACCTGGCCGAACTGAGCCGCAGCGGCGTTGGTCATGCGGCCGCTGGACAGTTCGATAGTCATGGACCCATCGTACTCGATGTTCCCCGACTTGGACTGGAAATTGCGAGACATAGAAAAGTCCTTTTCGAAAGGAGGGGGGCCGAAGCCCCCCTAGGGTTACGAGTCGGCGACGCCGCTGTTGACGCGATGAATGACCATGTGGGTCGACTCGAGGCCAACTTCGAGCGAAAGCTCGCCGATGTAGCCCGACTTCTCGCCGTCCATGCCGTTGGACTGAAGGTCCTTCTGGTACTTGATGTCGTCATCCTGGAAGGTGACGAACTTCAGGTTCTCCATGTCGAGGATGACCATGGAGGAGTTCATGCCGAAGTAGGCGGTGGTGTTCGTGCCGCCAGGCATCTGGTTGAACAGCGGGTGCGACTTGACGACCAGCTCCCCGAAGGGGCAGATCAGCCGGCTCACGTTCATCCCGTATTCCTTGATCCCGGAAGTGAACTGCCAGCTGGAGTTCTTCCGGAGGATCTGCTGGAGCGCGGTGACGCCGCGGTTGCCGGTGAAGAGCATCTTCTCCGACGAACCGTAGGCGAAGGCCGTCTCCATCCAGCCCTCGAGATCGGCCATGCTGGCCGTGCCGTCAGTGTTCGTGACGACATTGGTCGAGATCTTGGAGAGAATCCCGTCCATGGTCCGGATCGGCTTGCCGTTGAGGGTCGACTCCATCCGCTTCCCGAACCAGAAGGCCCGCTCCACGTCGTTCGACATGTCTTCGAGAGCTTCACGCTTGGCCTCCTTGATCGAGTCGCCGGTGCGGAGACGAGTCTTGGCGGCGGTGCGGGTCGCTTCGAGGGTGGAGCGGAAGATCTGAGTGTAGTTGTAGATCTTCGAAGGGTCGTGGGAGACCCCGGTCGGCGCCAGCGAGCCTTCTTCGAACGCCGAGCCGATGCACTGAATGCCGGGGTTGACGCCGGAAGTGGCAGGGTTGACGGCCGTGGAGGTCGTGCCGGAGAAGCCCCGCTGGACGTTGATCGCGGTGTCCAGGGTCGGGTCGGCATAGACCCGAACGATTTCGCCGGAGTTCTCGATCCGGAGCAGATCGCCAGCCTTGAAGCCTCGGCAACCGCCACCAGAGCAGGTGAGGGTCGAGACGGTGCCGGCGGTATCAGCGCTGATCGCGGTCGTCAGGGTGACGCGACGCGACTGCATGGACTTTTCCCACCAGTAGAACTCGGGGTCGTCCACCTTGCGCTTCTTCATCATCGAGGTGAGCGCGAGCAGGGGGGCCGTGCCGTTCGGCCGTAGGATCATGACGCCTTCGCGCCAGTTCTTGGGCCGCTGATCAGTCACAAAGTTGGTGGTATCACGAAGGCCGGTGATGGCCATGGGCTCGTTCCTTAGAAGAGGTCGAGAATCTCGTCAGAGATATCCCGAGTGACAGAGGGCCGAGTGGTTCTCGGAGCGGTGAATCCAGTAGCAACTGGAGCCGGGGGCGCCGCCGCAGCGGGAGGGACGATCCCAGCCAGAAGACCCAGAGCCCTCGAGCCAACCAGATCGCGGAAGTGTTCATTCCAACCTTGGAAATTCGGCCCGAGTTCCGCCGCGACTTGGGCTCCGATCTTGGCGATCAGGGGCTTGAGTTCCGGCTTGTTGAACTGCGGGTAGGTTCCGTAGAAGTCCTGCTCCACGCGCTTGGTTTCCGCCACTGAGGCGGTTCGAGAGTCGATGAGCTCCGGCAGGGCCTGGGACACGAATTCCGCCAGTTCGTTCCGAACACGCTTGTAGACCGTGTTCATCGTTCCCTGGGCGAAGGCCGTGAAGGCCATGCTGGCTTGGGCGGGGTCGTCACTCCTGATGGCGTTAAGAAGCTCAACAGGCACTTGGATATCTGCGAAGAAGTTGTCAGGCTCCGCCGACTCAGTCGGAGCTTCTGCCGCAGGCGCAGGCGCGAGACGTTCCGTGAGTTTGGTAAGCTCAGAAACGACGGCCGACATGGGGTCAGGGGCCGGGGCTTCCGGTTCCGGGACGGGAGCCACAGGGGCTACCGGCTCGGCCAGCGGGGCCGGCTCGACCGCAGGGTCGGGTTGGTCTAGTCCAGACTCGAAGGCATCAAAGCGGAAGATGTCGTCGAGGTTCGTATCACCGAAAGAGCTATCGCTCTCTGGTGCAGCCTCAGGTTGGGAAGTCTCGACCGGGGCAGGATCGCCGCCCGGCGAGGCCTCGTCAGGACTCCGAGGGAAGGTCCTCAGCATTTGCCGATAATTCATTCACCATCTCCACCATGCGGTCGAGCAGGGCCAGTCCCCCTCGTACCTGACTTTGAATACTCTGCGCTTTGACGAGGACCGTAGGGTCTGAAAGATCAAGGTTGAGCAACGTCTCACCTCTTTCCTTCAGTTCCGCTTCCGCCTCGGAGAACAGGGTGTGAAGGATACCTCCCCTTTCGAGGAGGCCCTTCAGTTCTTTCGCTTCGCTCCGCTCCATCAGCCGAGACTCCCGACGGGAACCTGGCCGGGGCCAGGACCCTCTTGGCCCGGAGGGGCCACGTTGATCTTGAAGCTTTCGATGTTCTCCGCTCCCCCAAGCTTGGCGACAAACTCAAACAGCTTCGGGTAGGAATAATTCTGCCGAAGCTCTTGGTCCGCCGCAGCCCCCTGGAGGACTTGTTGCCAGACGTCGAACAACGCCACCCGATCTAGGGGAAGCGTACCATCGTGCGTGGGGAAAATAAAGTCCCCAGCGATGGACTCGGCCCCAATAGACACCGGGTTGTCCATACCGGCCGCTCCAAGGACGTTCATGTAGATCTCTTGGGTCAGCTTGCTTTGGAGATTGGAGGCCATCTGCTCCGCTAGGTCGGTGATGCCTTGGGCGCTGATGAGACGGGACTGGGCCGCAAGACGGCTTGCACCAGCTTCGTTGGAGGTTCGGACTTCAGTCGCAGTCTTTCTTCCTCCGGCATCTTGAAGTCCACGAATGTTATCGCCGACACCAGAGATAATGTCTGCCACTCGCTGAAAACTTTGCACATCGTTCATATGTCCCTGAGTCACGTCTTGGACGTTCAGTTGCATGATGGCAGTCCGCACGTCCTGGCCGATTGCGCTGCGCTTGAGGCGAATCAGCTTGCCAGGCTCGCCGTTCTTGAGATCCTGCTGCTCGATCATCGAGGGGTCGTAGATGAAGGAGTTATTCAGGACCGACCTGACGTTGTGGATGTGGCTGTTAAGCAACCACGAGAGAGTGTCCTGGATCGGGCCGATGTAGTCAATCAACCCGGCCTGACCAAAGCCATAGCCGAAGGTGTTCGGCTCGATCACTGAGATCGGGTGCATCTCGTGCTCGTAGTCGAGGGGCTCGAGCTGGACGATCTGGCTTTTGTTCACAATCCCGATGAGCCAGAGTTCCGGCTTGTTCTCAGGCCCAAAGCCCATTTCCCTCGGCAGGACCCAGAGGGTGCCTTGGTCGAACTGGTAGTTGTTGGTGTTCTGGGCGTTGCCGGGATGCGACTCACCACCGAGCCAGTCCGACCGAACGGAGCCGCTGCCGTCATAGCGGTTGTTCGTACCGCCCTTGACCTTCTCCATGTACTTGATTTCGCCGTTGGCCTGGGCGGCGAACAGCGCGTGCTTGCCCGGGAAGGTCCGCCAGAAGACGAACTCCCCCTTGCGGTTCACATCTGCCATGGGGACAGAGGGATCCGGGAAGAACATGAAGGGATCCACGCCCTCGACTTCGTTCCCCTCGAAGGTGATCTTCTCGATCTGCTGGCGCACGTTGCCGGGCTTGCCTTGAGCCATCGCGTAGAGCTTGGCGAGGCCCTGGGGCGGAACCCAGATCGAGCGCTTGGATTTCCGGACCTTCCAGAGGGTGCGCAGCACGCCGACGCCATAGATCTGACCATCCATGAAGAAGTTAAAAAGAGACTTCGTTAGGCGGGTGGCGTCAGCGTTCCACTGGAGAAGCTTCTCCATGTTTTGCGCTGCAGCCACGCTTTCGGCCTTGGTGGCCTGGACTTGGAACATCGGCGAGCGGCCGCAGAACGTGTGGAGGTGGTAGGTCACCACAGTCCACGCGTTGGCGAACGCGTAGGGGAAGGTGATCGAGACGGGACTCGGGGGCTTCTTGTCCTTGTTCATCTGCTCGAGAACTTTCTCGTAGTCGGGCAGATCGACGTAGGCCTGAGTTTTGAGTTCGTTCACCCTCCAACGCGGGTACAGGTCCTTCATCTTGCGCTCCGAGATGTTCAGGCGCTTGAGTGCGTAGGACAGTACCTTGTCGTGGTACTTCGGGTCGTCGAGCCTTTCGAGGGGGCTCTTCGAGAGGTCGTAGGTCGCGCTGTCACGCGAGCTGTCGTCCTCGAGGGAAAGCTTGAGTTGCTCGGACATCAGCCACCCCCGAAGAGCTGAGCCATGATGTCGGCCTCGGGACCGGGAGCGGGCGCGGGAGCGGGAGCTCCTGCCCCTTGCGGGGGCTGACCGAACAGATCACAGACTGCCGATGGCTCGGCCGGGAGGCCCTGGGCACACGGCGCCCCCGGACCCTGGAAGCTGGGACACGCGGCACAACTTTGCTGGGGATTGGGCGCTGCGCGAAGGTTGGCCATTTCGGGGTTCATGACTTTGTTCCTTGAAAGAGGTGCGTAATCCAGTAGGCGACGCCGCCAATGAGGAGAGCGCCGAAGATTTTGAGGCTCAGGAGAAAGCCCTTGCCTCCGTTGATCAGGTCGAAGAAGGATTGGACATCCCTCTGAAGCTTCGCTACGTCGCCGAGAAGTCCAGCTCCGCTCTTGCCGTCCGAGTCGGGCAGGTGCCCAAGGGCCTTCTCGATCCGATCATGAGCCTGTTGGAATTCCTGCTGCTTCCGGTTCATGCACTCAAGAAGTTCTTGGTTAGCCTCGACTGCTGCGAGAATCTGACCGTGGGTTGCATTGTCAGGGCGCATGGCGCACGGGACCTCCAACAAGGGTTTCAAGGTCTTCGTATTCATCCTCATCCCAATCGTGGTCAGGGTCTCCAGCCAGGGCTGCGAACGGATCGAGGAGTGTTATCGCCATCGCGACAGCATCCACGTCGTCGAAGCCTCCGTTCGGCCAGTCGAGGAGCATTGTGTTGATGACAGGGAACTCCCGCTGATGCGAGATGTACCCGGCGGCATAGCGAGGTTGAAGCACGCCCTCGATCCGTTCGGTCTTCTTGGCCGAGTGGGTGATAGGCTTGATCTCGAAGTAGTGCTTCTTCCGGAACATCTCCTCGCGGAGCAGGTGAATCAGCGCGGCTTGGTACGCGATCGACTCGACGCCGTGGTGCGTGCAGTCCCACCGGAGAGACATAGCGAAGTACCGGTCAATCTGCTCACGAGGCAGGGCTCCACGGGCGCCCCAGGAGTCACAGATGTGAATCTTGCCTCGCTCGGTCATGCCAACGACTGCGATCGAGGTCCGGTCAGCGCCGATCTTCTGGGAGATCGCGGGGTCGATGACTATGGCCCGGGAGATCATCTCAGCGCGGGAGCGGGGCCTGATGATGTTCAGGAACCAGTCGGGCTTGAACTTGGCCGAGTCCTCGTCGCGAGCCTCACTTCCATACTCCATGTAGAACGCGCCGAGTTTGCCCTTGCCTGCGTAGGACTGCTTGGTGGCTTCCCACTTCTTCTCGTCCATGTACTCTGGCCAGAGCCAGGAGCCGTCGGGAAGCTTGGCGCCGAAGCGAATGAAAGTCCACTCGGGGTCCACGGCGAACTTCATCATTACGCTTTCGCGATGAAGCATAGTGCCAAGGAAGGTAGCAGTGCTGGAAGCATCCAGCATCGGCAGGACAGGGAGCAGGGACTTGAGGACCCAGGTTATGCTTTTGTCCCGCTGCTCGGCAGTGGAGACTGACTCTTCGTCTTCGAGGTCGTCGACGGAGAGGTCGTCGGGTCGATTGCCCTTGTGATTAAGCCCGCGGACTTGTCCACCTCGGCCACGAGCAACGAGGAAAACGCCAGTTGTTGTTTCAGCCTCGGACTGAGTCCATCCAAGAGGCGACTGGCGATCTGGGTTGAGGATTCCGAAGAGCTCTCTGATTCGGACATTGCTCTCGATCTCCGACTTGATGTTGTCAAGCTGGCGATTCGCGTGAGTTCCAGTCTCCGAGACGAGAAGCGTGAACTTCGTTAGTTTGTAGAGAACCTTGAAGAGCTTGACGAAGTTGTGCACTGTCGTCTTGGCGGAGCCCCGAGGCATCATGATGGCCGTGAACCGCCCGAGGTTCATATCGAGGATGGGGCCATCAGGGGTCTCGCGGAGCGTGAAGATCGGAACCTTGGTCCCATCGGGCTTTTCCCAGACGAACCATTTGATGAGGAGGTCCAGGTCTTCGCGGGTCCAGGAGGCCGTCTCGTCTTGCCAGCCCTCTTCGCCGAAGTTCAGGAGGAAGTCCGTCCGGCGAAGGAGAATTGCGATCAGACCCCTGTGGACCCACGGCATCTTCTTCGGGAACCAATGAGGCACGAGGACTCGCGCTGCCAAGATTGGGTCAGCGTAAAAGGCCGCGAGAGCCTGAGTCTTCGAGTCCGCTTCGCTCATCAGAAGGACTTGCCGAAGAGGCTGTCGAGGGTGGGCTGGCCGCGGGTCAGCGGATTGCCGAAGATGTCATCCACGCCGGTGGGCTGGGTCTGGGCCAGGGCCTCCTCGGTCGTGAGAGCGGGACCGAGGGTCGGCGCCTTGGGCATGGGGTCCAGCAGGGACGGGAGAAGTCCCATCAGTCCCATGCCCTGAAGGCCCCCGGCCTTGCCGCCCAGAGCACGGCCCAGGAGGCCGCCCAGCATTGGCATGGCTGAGCTTTGGCCGTTGCGCTTCATCTGCGCGGCGAGGAGGGGCATGCCCAGGGCTCCCGTGGGGCCACCAGCAGCATAGCCGAGAAGGCCGGGGAGGACCATAGACTGGAGGATCTCAGAGCCCTTGCCGTGAATGCCGAGCTTGTCGAAGATCTTCGGCGCGGCAGCCTTGGCGCCTGACTTGGCGATGGCCCCTGGCAAGGCTGCTTTGGCTGCGGCCGTTCCAGCGGCAAGGCTGGTGCCAAGACTGGGGGCTGCCGCGGCCGTTAGGCCCGCTCCGCCCATGGCTGAGGCTGCGGTAGGCGCTACGCCAAGAGCGGCGGCTGTGCCGACTCCGCCAGCAGCTCCACCAGCGGCAGCAGCCCCAAGGCCAGAGGCCAGGCCCGTTCCGCCGAGGCCCACGGCGCCAAGGCCCGAAGCCCCGAGGCCCGCGAGGACCGGAGCGAGAAAGGGCGCGGCGACGAGGGCTCCGAGGCCAAGGCCAATCTTTTTCCAGAGCTTCATTGGGGAGGTCCAAGCTAGGGGCTAAAGGTTGAATTCGCCGAAACTAGGCTAGAAAGTGGTGAGTCCAGATCTTCGAGCTAGGCTTGAGGTCCACGACCCTCTCCAGCTCAACGAGGATATTCTCTCGGGTCTTGAGGTTCTTGCAAACCTGGACCGCGATGACCGGCCGGTTGAAGCAGAGTTCTAAGACCGGCCGGTAGAGCTTGTTGATTTGCTTTCTGCAATCGGTCTGGGTGAGCTTGCTCTCGAAGAGGACAACCGCGTGAGGGAGGAGAGTGAGATGATCGCACTGGCAATGGCCCCAGCCGTCTGAGTCTTCAAAGCGAAACCACTGTCCATGCGTCGCGTTGAAGATTTGATCAAGGCGCTTAGCGACTGCTCGCTCATACCTCATCCCCAGGGCTTGAACCCCCCGGAGCCTCTTCGGCTTGGGGAGGCTCGACGGCCGTGAACTCAGCATCGACACAGTCTTCAGTGCCTTGATCTCGCGATAGGACACGTCCCTTGTGCTCCCTGTGGATGGCGGCCTTGATCTCCTCGAGGGTCTGGATCGCCACGACGCTCCGAGTCTCGACCTTGGCCGTGGGACCGTAGCCCGTGCGGTCGAGTCCCATCTCCGCGAGACGGCGGAGGTCGTTGATGGAGACGCTGTCAGGATCGTCCTCGATCCGCTCCTGGAGGGTTTCCATCGCGGTGAGCGAGAGTCCCCGCAGGCGCGCTCCGACATCCGTCACAATGCTGTCGCGTTGGGCGGAGTAGTGCGCCAGGAGCTCCTGGAACATCGGGTCAGTCTTGAGGATGCAGATGCGGCTTTGGGAGTACCCAGTGATCCGCGCGACGTCCACGTCCTTGTAACCGATGGCGAGCATCCGGGCCAACTCGTGGTGAGTGGTCCGGAGCTTCTGCACTGCGGGCGTGCTTCGGCCGTCCGCGAAGCGCACCCCAGCCCCGGCCGTCTTTTGGCCTAGGAGACCAGAAAGGTCAAACTTAAGATCAGCCATTGAAGTCTCCCTGGTTGGAGGTGAAATTCGCCGAAACGCTGGGTCTTGACTGGCCGCCGGGCCATTGAGATACCCTAGCAGGGCTGATGCTGGTATGCAAGAGGGGGTGGGGCGAAAAAGCCGTGGAAGTCAATATCAGGCGGGCGGGTATTGCTTGGCGTTCGCGCCGCTTGTATGTATTAGGGACTTGGCCGAAGGTCCGGGACTTGGCCGAAGGCCGCTATTGACTTCGCAAACAGTCTAAGGGGGGAGGAAAAAAGTTACGCGCAAATTTTTTTGGTCCCGCCGTACCGGCGGTCGCCCCTGTCAAGGGGGGGTGTACCCCAGGTTGTATCACAAATTGTTACGGAGGCGGAGCCTCCGGGCCTCTTTGAGAATGCGACGCACTCGCAACTAGGGGCTTCAGGCTTTTGGGGACTTGTCAACTCACAATCTTGTGAACGCGGGAGTGATCGATTAGTCTTGCGGGTCCGGTTGTGTTGTGGGATTATGACTCGTGGCCAGACGGTCATACGGGTAGGGCCACCGGCCAGCCCGGTCCAACAGAAAAGGGTCTTTGAAATGTCGAATACTGAAAACACCGAGTCGGTGGTCGCGAAGGCGACTAAGGAAGCCAAGGCGCGTCGTGCCGAGGGCGGAGTCGAGTACCTTCACCCTGATACCCGCGAATGGCATCTCGTCAAGTATGAGGACGAATGCCCGGAAGTCAAGAACTTCCTCGAATTCTACGGCCGCAAGCAGAAGTTCGCGGACTTCGTCTGGACGCCCAGCACCGTCTCGAAAAAGGGCGTTCCGGGACCAAGCCAAGGCCAACGTTTCCAGACGTTCTTGGATGCGATGGAGTCCGGCGGCTTTGATGAACGCAGCGGCGCGGCGACCCCGGTCGAGAAGGTGGAGAAAGCCTTCACGAGCCTTTCCGCCGATGACCGGGCGGCGTTGATCGCGAAACTGCAAGCGATGGTCTAGGGCTT